GTTACTACATTTATAATAATTAGAAATTTTCTGTAAATTCTTTTTTGACATAAGTATTAAAAGATTTACTATATCTCCGAACATTAAAACATCAGTCATTAACCAAATACTAGGTAATTTTCTCTCATTAAAATTCTTTTTGTCTTGTAGTTCATAACTTCTTGATAGTTTTATTTTTTTATGCAACTCTTTTTTAAATCTGTTTTCCTGATAATTCAAATAATGTTTACAATATTCATTTTTGTTACACCATTTTGAAAAGTTTAGATAACCAAAAGCGCCATATGTCTCACCTAAGACATAAGATATTCTGGTTTTTAAAGATACTTCAATTTTTTCAATAGCATGTAACAAACCCATTCTTAAATTTTTATCTTGATAGTATCTGGTTATAACATCATCAAAATTAACTTCGTTATAAATCCTAATGTTATTACCAAACTCATCCTTTGTGACTTTCGATAATGGATGAGCGAATTCTTTTAATTTATAATAGCCTATATTTTCTAACTTTTTTATAGCGTTATCACTATTTTTTATGATCATGCCTCTATCTTGTAATAGATCAGCTTGTTCTTGAAAACTCAGAGCTTTAGGTTCCATCTTCACACCTCAAAAAAATACCCCCACATCAGAACTTGTCTGCCTAAAAAGGGGTGGGGGCGTTGTCGTTTATATTTAAATAGTAATCCAACCACTATTAATATGTCAATCATTAAAACAAAAAAACCACCTAGTAACTAGTATGGGTGGTTTAAATATGCAGTCAGCTTCTTACTGCTTTACGCAAGTAAGTCCTCTGCATAGCCGGATTGGCTACCGGAAATGTGGTTTTAAGCCAGATTGGTTACTGGTAATGTAATTACATTATAACATAAAAAAATAGGCAAGTACCGAAGTACCTGCCTACTACTCACGATTTCAACTTGAGAGAGAAATGTTGAATAAAGTATATAGAAATAATACCACAATTATTTTTTAATGCAAATAAAAAGGCGAATGCATATAATGCACCCGCCTAGAAAAGGCTCACCACAATTTTATATTAACTGATTTCTACCCATAAGTCACCTAATATCTGAGTAATTAGATTTCTTTTCGAATCATAGCCTATTATAAAATCAACGGTATCTAGGAAGTAGTTTATTCGCTAGATTGCGAAGCTACTAATTTAACCGTGTGTTTTTCCCAATCAATTTCATAAATTGATGTGTGTGTTGCTCTCTTTTGATTCTTAATATTATAACCTATCCAGTGCAAGTTGTTCCAAAAATTTTCATACCGATCCATTTCTCTTTGATAAGTCACTTTAATTTTAGATTTTTTAACATCCTTTTGTTTGTGAGAAAGTACGCTTATAAATTCTGGATTGAAATTACCACGTGCTAATATGGGCATTTGATGTGTTGGTAAGAAATTTTGATTAGCATTCGAGCTACTCTGTCTGCCACCTAAAAATAGTTCGTTTCCATATAATGAATCACTACTATCTCTGCCATATGGTCCCCAACCATTATTCATGATTTTATGTGCCTCGACACCCCAGCCGATTGATTTATGATTTGTTTTCCTATCAATCGTAGTTCTGTAGCTTTCTTGCTTATAATTAATCGTTTCTGAAAATGATTTTGACCCATTCAATCCACCAGTTAATCCATTTATTATATTAATATCTCCGCCATATGAATAACCTAATGTTTGTTGAACTTGAAATTCTTCATTTTGATTTTTAGGCGCGTAGTCAACAATATTTACAGAATCTTTGGACTCCGAGCTAACAAAAACATTATACTTAGCTCCCCAATAAAATTGTGAATTTATACTACTATCAGAAGTGGGTTGGGTATAGCCTGAGTAAATGTTTCCGGCAGCTTTTAGTATTAATGTGTCTCTATCATAACTTTTGTCTTTAATAAAATTAAAAGTTAGAATTTGAGAAATTTTTAATTTGTCAGAATCTGATGTAGCAGTCGTTTTGTACAAAGTGATTTTGTCATCCACTTTTTTCTCGCTGACAGGTGTGATATGTTGAGCTGCATCAACTGTATTTGATAGCATGATTAATGTAATTGATGTAGCGACTGATGATTTGACTATATTCTTAAATTTCATATTAGTTGTGCCCCTTTACTTTAATTTCGTACGTTTTCCAATTCACTTCATATTTGACCACAAAGTTTCTGTTTACAAATTCATTATGTTTTCTTTCTGGATAAAGACCAAGTTTAGGAAGGTAGGTTGCATAGGTAACATCCATATTTCTACCGTAAGTAATTTCAAATTCGCTCGTATCGCCTGAATCTTTTTCGTGAGATACTGTCGCGATAAAAGACGGATTAAATCCACTTGTTATTAAAGGGGGCAATTCATTATCGTCTACAAAATAGTCTCTAGCATTAGGTCCTCTTGTCGTATTTCTTATAAACAATAATTCATCGTAAGCAGACCATCGATGCCCTGCTATAACAAAAGAATTTGCTCTAACCCCCCACTTAATAGTTTTTGAGCTTTGTTGTTCAACTTCGCTGACATAACTCTTTTGGGAATATTTAATACTCTTAGAATAATTAAATGATCCATTTCCGCCTATAGATGGTGCTGACTGGAATTTACCTCCAATGTTATATCCTAAAGTTTGACCAACATCAACTGTTTCTATTTTATTTTTAGGAAGATAATTGATTAAGCTCGTATTTTGGTCTTTTGATGTAAGACCGATATTATATTGAAATGGCCAAACCATTCTTTTATTTGCTCTATTTTGTTTAACATCATTGAAAGTTGTCCTAGAATTGATAAAACCTTGCATCTTAATAATTAATGCGTCTTTGTTATATTTTTTATCTTTTACGAAATCAAATTGGACATTTTGTGTTACACCCCATTTCCTACTACTTACATCTTCCGTACGTTTAATCACTTCTGCATCGTCACCAATATCTTCTGCATTAGTAGTAGCCTTAGAGCCTTGAAATGGTGTAGCTATAGGGACAATTAGACCTAGCGACAAAGTTGTAACTAATAATTTTCTCTTAAACATAGTTTCACTTTCTTTCTCTTTATATTTTTAATACAAATTTATACTATTACATAATTCATAATTATATAATTAAAAATTTATTAAAAATTCAATAAGGTTAATAAATCTCTAAAATAGTATTGTTACACCCAAAAAACATTCAAACACGATCAATAATTAAAAAAGTTCATTATAGTTGTATAGAAATATACCTGAAAAACATTGTATTTTTAATGCTTGTTAATTTTTTAACTATAAAGCCTATACGAATATTAAATTCAATATACATTAAAATATTTGATTTTTCTGTTAAACAAGAAAATTACATAAAATTAACTATTTATTATCTTTTTATTAACTGCGCGTTTTCAATAAACTTCTTTCACAATCAATCTTTCATGCCATACCCACTCATTATGGTTGTTCCAGTAAATACGGCACCAACCATCTATAATTTCAAACACATATATTAATGTTCCAGGCGCATATATAGCCTGTCCAACATCGAATCTATAGTTAGTACGATTATCACGGTATCTAGTGGCTGAAGTAGCACCTAAGCCGTCGATTTTCGCATTAAAATAAGCACCTTTTGACCATTTAAGGTTATAAGGCGCTTTACTTCCAACTGTTATTTTACTTGCAGATTTACCGACTGCTTTTTGAGCAGGTGGTTTAACTTTATTTGTGATCTTATTCATTAAGCCCTCACTTTTATACTTAGGTCTAATAAAGTGAGTACAGCCGTAATAATTATCCCAACGTAACTTTGCAGGCGTATTTGCGTTACCGTCATAGTTCTGTTCCAAAATTAAAAATTGATTTGTATTACCACCATTAAACACTAAACCAATATGACCGTATTGTTTATATATTCCTTTGGTAAATACAGCCACATCACCTATTTGTGGAACAAACGATGGTGTGTTTTCATATACTGTTGCCATGTTTTTAAAATCGTTATTGATTGCATCTTTTGCATTTCCCCACATTCTAATTTCTAACAACCAATAAATGTAATCAACTGCTAAATCTGCACATTGGTAACCATACCAACCGTCAAAATCAATATACCTACCTTGATACCAACGTAACCTTGCTCTTGCTTCACTGTATGTTTTCATTATTTTACCTCCTAGTATTTTCTACTTGGTTCTTCATATTCTGAAGCTTGGTGGCTATCACCTATACCTTTAGTAGTCGGGTCTTGAATCACACCAGTTAATACTAAAACCCCTAATATAGCGTTTAAACCGTCTGTTAATTGCTCTGTATAAACTTGAATATCATACCCAATAGCTTTTGCGATGTTTTGAGCAAATAAAAAGATAGCTGACAATATCGCTACCCAAAATGATTTTTGTTTCATTCTAATTTTCCAATTAATCATATTCTTATCTCCTTTTATCCAAAATAAAAAGACGACTAATAAGCCGTCTATTTGATATTTATATTATGGTGTGTTAATTTATATATAGAAAAAGGCAACATGCGCAAACATGTTACCCTAATGAGCCCGTTAAAAAGACGGTGGCTCAGTTTTGAAATTATTATAAAATAACCATTAACCGTCCAAAGTTGTGATGGTTATTTTTTATGGTTTAATTTAACGATTGCGATGACTAAACCAAGTAAAACAACGATAAACATACCGAAACTAAACATTAAATTTAGTGCATCAACAACAGATACCACAAAGGCGTCTCCTTTCTAAAGATTTCAGTAATGCCACCATAGGCACCACCTCCTTATACTCAGATAGCCACCATCTATCCAACTTGCTCACTTTTGTATATTACCATAATCACAACAATAATAAAAAGCCAGTGTCAAAGCACTGACCTTTAAAAATTACTTACATTTACCAAACCAAAAACACGTCCAGAAACTGTAACCTAAAATTCCTTTAAGCATAGTAAACACCTCTCTTATATACCCATAAGCATACGTAATAATGCTATAATTAGCGACCCAAATATTGTCCCAACTAAACCAAGCACCCACATTTTCATATCACGAATATTCTTATCATTTTCTTTCTTATTCTTTTCATCTATTTCTCTTTCTTTTTGAATAGCATCTAAGGTTTTATCTAATTTAATGTTAACTTGCTCTTGGGTTTTTTGACCTAATTTAATTTCATTGAGTGTGCTGAGCATTGTTTTATCATTCTCTTCTAACCTTCTGATGCGCCATTCATGTTCGTGTTTTTTGAACCACCCCAATTCAGTACACCCGCTTTCTAAAAGAATAAAGACTATGAGTATCTAACTCATAGCTTTTCATACTATTTCAGTGTTAACTGTTACCTCTGGAGATAAATCTGATCTTTCAACTACTTCTTTAACTACTTTCACACGTTGTTTTTTGTTAGTTAATTGATATAACAAATTTAACGTCTCCGCAATTTTCTTAGCGTTTTCTTCAGATTTAAAATCTTGAGCATGGTTAACCATTTCAGAAGTTGTAAAACTTCCTGTGAAATCTTGATATACTACACGTTCTGTACCTTCTTTGTCGATTTGTACTAAAATAAACCTTTCTGTATTGTTGATAATTTCTTTTGCCATACTTAAATGACCTCCTTAAATTTTTGTATAAAAATAGTGCTAAGGATTACTCTTTCTCAGCACATTGTTGATTTTCTTTATTTTCTTGTATATACGCTTTTAATATCGCGTTTTCTTGTATTAACCTCATAATTTCCTGTGATAAATAATGAATTGTATATTCAGGATTAGCTTGTAATCCTTGTTTGTTATCCTGCATTCTTTGACTCCTCCAATTTCTTGATTCTTAGTTGTTGTTCTTTGATAACAGGGATAAGATGAATCCATAGACGATCATACGCTATACCTTCAATTTCTCCTTTGTCATCATACGTGACAAACTCTTTTAATCCTAAATTCTCCACCTCTTCAGCAATCAAACCTACGTATCTATCAAGTTTATAGGTGTCTTCCGATAATTTTCTATCCTCTCTCAGCTCTCTAGCTAAAATTTCAGACTCAGCTTTATCAAACCACGTTCTAATAGGTAAGTTAAGAATAGCTTTTGAATGTTCCAGCTGTTCATCTATATCGTTATATTGATTTTCGATAGATAACTTGTATTTACGCGCTGATGTCGAACGCCCAATTGTGCCAGCAGAAGTGATATGCAAATTAGCTGCGGCCGAATAAGTACGTCTATAAATTGAGTTAGAAGCTATCCTATCTCCTGCATCATCTGAACCTACAGACAGTAGGTCTGTACTCTGTATATGAATATACCTATTACCATCACGTCGCTTCAGCATATTAAATTTGCCATACCCTGCTTCGATTGTTGTATCTCCACCTGTTGCATATCGTCCATTAACAATTTGAACAAGACCTTTATTTCTTTCTTTAGAAAACCTGATACCAGCACCGTAATCATAGTTCTCATCAGAACCAAACATAATATAACCGTCACTCGAATAAGCATTATCTGCATTAGACAGCGTGAATGCAAATCGGTTTAATCCAGGAACTTTGTCTGTGTTTGGATATAAATACACCGGTGCCTGTTTGCTTTTGATATTCGATGAAGCGTAAGACTCCAGAACAACCCGATTATTATCTGACGTTAGTGCAACGACACCACCATAGGAATTGATTGTTATCCCATTCATGCCACTATCACTGTAAGTTTTATCCCACCATTGAATCGTACCAGAGGAACCACCGTCTTCACCTTCACCATCGATATAGGTTGAAATACCAAAATGAGACATATAAAGTGAACCGCCAGCGGTGTTATTCCTAAATCTTAGGTGACCGTCTTTCAGTCGCGTAAAAATATCGTCTGTTGAACGTTTCCCTCTCCAAGTACGTTGCACAATACCACCTAGTTCAATAGAATCATTCTGTATTTGAACATATCTGTTATTGTCACCGCCTTTAATTCCAATTCTATTAACATTGATATCAAGACCCTCTCTTGATAAATTAAGACTGTTGACAATATCGGTTTTATCTACTTTATCTCGCATATTTTGGATAAGAAGATTTATTTCTCTATTACCGCTAATATCAATTTTATCAGCATTTAATCTAATTCCCTGTGGTCCTATATTTAAAGCTTGAGCCACCCCATTATCATCATATCTGATTGTTGTTCCATCTGTAACGTTTTGGACAATCTCAGCTAAAATATTTGAAAGTGTACGATTGGTTGCATTAAACTCTTCTTTAGTAGTTCTTGATTTGATTTCTTTACCATTTTGTATAATTTGAGAACCATAGCGAGTCAATGTTTTTCTCTGTGCATCTGTGCTTTCTTTGACCTTGTTGTCTGTATAAGCATTAGCTTTCTTTTCAACGTTTCTAGCCTTTAGTTCTGCGTTTTGTTTTGCCTCTTCAAGTTTAGCTTGAGCGTCTTGTATAGCGCGTTGCTCTTCTTCCGAAATTTTACCATCAATATACGCTTGCGATTCTTTCTCTTTAAGATCATCTTGAGCATCAATGTATGATTTTAAAGCTTCTTGCGCTTCTTGATTTGCTTGTTCAATACTTGCTTTAATCTCAGGATTATTGGACAAATCACTTAACTGGTCGTCAGTATATTGTTTTTGTTCTTCCAATCCGTTTCGATATTCGTTTAACGTAACTTTATCTTTGATTTCACCTTTTAAAGTCGTTCTCTCAGCTTCAGCAGTATCTAAACGTTCAACAATACCGTCTTTGTCTGTTTTATAGTCCGATGTTTTTACATAGTCACGTAATTGTTCTTTTGTGGATTCTCTAGCTGCTTCAATAGCTGATTTAACAACATTAGGTTCTCCAACTAACTGCAAATCTTCATTCACCGTTAAACCAAATTTTGTTGCTATTATTTCCAACGCTTCTTTATATTTTTCGTCAGTGTATTGTGACTGTAATAATTTAAATCTATCTGAAATGGAGATTTTGACATCTTCTACATCTGTATAAACATCTTGTAATTTCTTTCTATACTCAAGAAATAAAGCTTGTGTATCTACCAACCGACCAATCGTTGCAGTTTCGGGTGTCATAGATTCTAAATTATTTTTAATTTGATTATAAACATCAATCACAGCGTCTAAACTTGCTTGTAAGTCCGCTTTCAAATCATTATCTACTAAGTACTCGCTATTCAGTAATTCTGTAGCTTCTGAAAAAAGCCTAGCGTGTTGTATAGATAAATTAATAAAAGTATTGTTTAATTCACTGAATAGCGCTTTTTCTCTTGTTATACCACCTAATTTTTCAACATCATTTGGCGTTGCTTCAATCCATCCACCATTCCAATATCTACGCAAGACAGCAACATCAGGGTTACTTGTATCATACCAAAGTATATCATTGACTGGATTTTCTGGCGGTGTATCACTTTTGTGTATTTTGCGTTCAAAGTATTCTAATTCACCATCTACAACGTCTTTTACTATAGTGTTGATATTACTAATATTATCGTTTAACTTTTGGTGTATTAAGTTTAATCGCTTGTTAAACTCTTCTCTTAATTCAGATTCTTTGAACTCTTTAGGTTGGCCAAACATATATGTGCTATTTTCTGAAATCATATTATATTCTTCTGCTATAACTTCTGCCTCTACATACAATGGCGGGTTAAAATCTCTGTGTTTCACCCTGACTGTATCTCCGATTGAGATAATCTCATGCGGATACGTAGCTTCTAAATCAGTAGAGGTAATCTCATATGACATGACTGCTGACTTGCGTTTATTTAACTCCGTTTTGGCTAAAGAACGTAATCGTGTTTCATTCATATTTTGATCGTCTGATTGTGGTTCATATATCCCCCAAATATAGCGCATAGGTAAGTTGAATTGACTTTGCGCTTCGTCATCTGTCACAACTAGCTCTAAACGCTTCCCTTTGTCATTTTCAGGTCCCACAGCAATTAATGCTGTTTTGATTTCTGACATATCAATCTTTCTAGTTAGCCCAACTAAATCTTTACCATATTCAATTTCTTTACCTTTGAATAAGCTGTTTTTCTTTTTGAGTACTACATATCGACCTTTAACAGTATTAGAACTAAGCTCAATATAAAAATCCAATACCATTTTATAGGTTGTACATAATTGCTTTAAAACTTCATATCTCGTTTGATAAGAAGTCCATGACGTAGTACGTAAGCCATCGTATTCGGTTTGTTCAGAAACTTCCCAACCTGTATCGCTCAACACATCTTTCAATGCTTCTGAAGTTGTCTTTTTCTCAAATTTGCCTGGTGCATACGGTTTAGCTGTTGTTATATCAGCAAGATAAGACGCTATACATTCTATCTCTGTGTAGCCGTCCATCGTATCTTGAACCCAGTTAATAATAAATTCACGCCATTGTTTGTTTGAATCCCTTATAATAACACGATGTCGTTCACGAAACTTTTCAGCTCTTTCTGATGATATGAGTAGTTCAAGCATTTCTGAATTGTCATTAACATTACGTTTATGAATCGCTCTAACTAAGGAAGGGTCATCAGTAGAAAGGAAATCTATAATCTTGTCGTTAAAATCTAAAACATGTATCACACTCTCATCTCCTTTCTATAAATATCTATCTTGCCATTTAACAGTCGTATCAAAGACGTTTTCAGGTTGTATGATTAATTCACTGTACCCAGAGTCAACATTGAAATAATTACTTCCAAACGATTTCTCGCTCAACATTGGTTCCTCATTGATGACAACACTTTTTGCTTGCATATCTATTTTTACTAAATCACCTTTTTGTATAATGACATCCCTTGCGCCTTTCGGTTTCGGTAGAATCTCAGTATTGAATGAACCTAATCCATTCATCTCCATCCACTTATAACCGTTATACTTCGCACTATAGATAGCTATGATAGAAGCTGGGCGCTGATAAAACTTACCGCCATCTATCCACTCTTTCTCATCCATATCAATAGGTTTACGTCTATCTGGGTCTTTAATGTGATCAAATTTCCAAGTTTTAATAGAAAATTTATTACCTACTCTTCTGAGTCTCATGTATACAACAATTCTGTCTTTGTTATACATTACCGGCTTATTCTGATAGTCATATATCTTTTTCGGGTCTCCTTTTTGGTTATACAACGTAACAACAATGTGCCCTATTTTTCTATCATGGTATTTGTTTTCATATCCAATAGAAGCAAGCAACTTACCGTCACTGTCGTATATATGTTGAGCTGTTCTTCCGGCACCTTTACCTTTTTGTTCAACAATACATTTATAGGTAATTTGAAAATCTGTCATCGCTTTAGGGAGCCCTCGTTTCGTGCCAGCACCAACCCAACCTTTTGCATCAGGAAAATTAGTTGCTTTATATCCTTCGCCAAGATTGGATATCACAAAGTCACCGCCGACCTTACCACCTAAGTCATTACTCGGGATATCTTCAGCAGTCATTTTATTCCACCCTTTGAAATCACGAAATTCAGTATGGTAAACAGGGGGCATGTAATCCCTAACTTCTTTGGTTACTTCATCGTCGCCAACCATGAAATAATCTTCGTCGTTTTTGGTAATCATAAAATAACTAGATGGTTTTATCGCTCGGGCTTCAACGATTAAAGGTGTGTCAGCAGTACCATTATTAACAACCGATACTTGGTCTGAAATCGCAGTATTTTTATTTCCTGTTACTGAATATTTGTAAGGGTCTGTTAGTACTACTTTGATAGTGAACTTCACTGAACCTCTTGGGTTTTTCGGTAATTTTAATGGTCCATCAAAGTATGCAAACCAATACCAGTTTTGGGATTTGAATTTAAGTTTTTTCGGCTTTAAATTGTCGATATCAAAAAATTCAACTAACTCTTCCAATATATCGTCATGCGTTTTTTGTCCACCTGGCGCCAAGACTTCATTTCTAATTATTAGAGGTAATTCAAATTCGATATCATTTAGATAACGAGCTTTAGCAATAGAACCTGCTCTACCTTTCACACTTTCTTTTTCAGTAACAAAATTAAAAGAGGGTATCTCAAACCCTCTTTGTACAACTAACCATTCAATGGTTTTATTGTCTATTTGAATTGTGTCTTGCATTAGATTATCGTACCCCCTCTTCTAAATTTAACCCTTGTAGCTTCATGACGCTCTCGCTTATCGATAGAATCGTTTACTTCATCATCGAACACATACTTATTAATAACTGGTTCATAATCCTTATCTGCAATAACTTGATTAGATTCAACTAAACTAACTAAACAATTGATAACTGTATTCAGTTTATTCTCTAATGTATGAATATAGTTTGTATCACTGTTACTTACACTTTGATTTGGTAGATTGTTAGGTCTTTTGTTTTTAGATCGATTGTCAATATCATTAGCAGCTAAAGCTAATAATTTATGAGCTTCATTCGCCCTGCTTGGGTCAGTAGGAATTATCCACTCTGGATATCCCTCTTCTCCTAAGTGATACAAGCCGTTGTAGACTTTGCCACCAGTAGCATATGCGTAATCACCAGCGCGTTTGAAACCACTCCAACCATATCGTCTAACAATGTACTGCATTGCTGAGATACCTTGATGTACTGGATTATTATAATTAGTGTACCCTCGTTTAGCGTTAGCTCTAAAAGTTGAGCCGATAATTTGGAATAACCCTTTTGAAGGGTCTCCTCTTTGTGCGTTAATATCCCAATTATTCACTGCGTTCGCTTGGTAGTTACTTTCACGCTTTGCAACTCGCATCATTTGGTCGTGAATCCATCTGCTCTTATAACGACCTCCTAAAATATTTTGAGCTTGTCGAATTACTCTGCTAGCATACGTTGCACCACTTCCAGAAGTGGCACCACCGCCACCTATTGATAATCTACCTTTTTTCTTAGCGTTTCTTAAATACGGTTCAGGGTCAAAGTGACGTCCATTTCTTCTCATTTCAAAATGTAAGTGCGGTCCTGTACTAAAACCTGTATTACCCGTTAAACCAACAACATCACCTGGCTTGACCATCGTGCCACTAGCGGGTGATTTACTGAAGTTCTTCAAATGTGCAAATAGCATATCAATTACGCCGCTAGTAATTTTCACATAATTACCATAACCGCCAGACATAAATGGCATTCTTGTTAGCCTTCCACCCATCGGCGTTCTAACTTCTTGATATACAAATGGAAAATCGACACCTTCATGAAATGGTCTTCCAGTTGCAGCGGTATAAGCTGCGGTACGTCCATAATGATAATTAATTTTGTCAGGGTCTAATATTCCGCCGACTAAATCGCCACCGCCCATAGCTTCTAAATTTTCTTTTATCCAATCAGTAGCACTTTTCTTAATCTTAGACCATGCAGCTTTTGTTATGTCGCCTGCAATCCCCATTCCTTTAGTTAAAGAATTGAAATCAATTCCAAAAGCTTCAAGTATATAATTTAAAAGTTTGCCAGGATTTTCCATAAAATCTAAAACATCGCCAACTTTATCGCCAAGCCATTTGGTACCTTTACCTATTTGATCTTTTGTCCAGTTAAATGCCGATGATGCGCCAGATTTAATGTCTTTCCACATAGTACCTATGCTAAATCTTGGAAGTGTTCCATTTAACATTGAATAAGTTTGTGCGCCGTTATATACTTTTGAACCTTTAGGTAAGTACGCTGTTGTATCTGTATTAGGCGTAAGTACCCGTTTGCCATTAGGGAATTCAATCATTTCATTTCTGAAACCATTCGGACCATTTCCACGTCCTTTATCCCCAACCGTAGCGAACGTATCCCGCGCAATCTTATCGTTCTTAACTAATCTTGTAGTAGTATGCGTATGTTCAGTACCAGTGTGTAACTTCGGTATTTTGTCCATACCCAACTTACCACCGACCCAGTTTAAACCTTCAATTAATTTATTAAGACCTCTTTTAACAGCGTCTACCATACCACCGATATGATCTTTAATTTTACCAATGATAGATTTTAAACCGTCACGCATGCTTCCAAAGATGTTACGCACTCTATCCCATAAGCGACCAGCTATACCTACAGTGTTATCTTTAATAGAGTTCCAGATGTTTGACATCCAATTTCTTAATTTAGTAAATATATCTTTCGTCGCATTCCATAAACTTGTGAATTTAGACCTTACACCCGTAAATAACGAATGAGCCTTGCCGACGGTATTGCTTTTGATATTATTCCACGTACTAGATAACCAGTTTTTCATATTAGTGAAAATAGATTTAACACTATTGAATAAGAAACCCAAAATACTTTTCGTCGCATTCCAAATTGCCGATAAAGATTTTGTAAAGATACCTTTGATAACACTCCAGATACCGGATATTAAACCTTTAAGTAATCCACCAAAGTATCTCACTACACCTAGAATTTTACCTACAAACCACAGTTGTATTAAATTCCAAATTAACTGCACAGTACCTTTCAGTATCATTACAATGCCGTCCCAAACGCCTCGCCAGTTTCCTGTGAAAAGACTAGAGAACACTTTGATAATACCCAAAATAATATTAATAGCCCCTTGTATTACACCTTTGATATTTTCCCAAGTGCTGACAATCAAAGCTTTAACCGCCGGCCAAATAAATTGCATCACTTGCCAAATCGCAAACATGATTGGTTTAATAATAAAGTCAAAAATAAATTCAAAGGTTGCTTTAATGAAACCAGCTATATTTTGCAAAGCTTGAGTTATTTCTGAGCCGTTCTCTTTCCAGAAAGAGGCTAATTGAGCGCCTATCTCTTTGGCGAAACCAACGATTGCATCAACTACTTTAAAGAAAGTTGTTCTAATCGTATTAACTACATTTTGTATTCCTGCTACAGTTTCGGGTGGAAATATCTTCTCTAGGGTAACCGCGCCTTTACTATCACCTTTGAATAAATCAAAGAAACCTTGTAACGCTAGTTTAGCTGCTTTAAATGCGTTTGCTACACCAGAGATTGCCTGATTTACAATATTTCTAAAAGTTTCTGAACGTTTATAAGCTTGATAGAAAGCTATGCCAATACCAACTAATGCACCTACAATTAATGTTATAGGTAACGTTAAACTTGATATCGACACACCTAAAATCGGAAATAGTTTAACAAGTGATGCGATTTTAGTTCTTAAAAACGCGAATAAACCACCAGCTTTATTAACGTTTATTAACAAGGGTCCTAAAACTGTCATTGCATTCCCCATCACGCTGATAAATAAACCGAACATAAAAACTAAAGGACCTAAAACTGCTGCAAATAATCCAAACCCAACAACCGCTAATTGAATTGACGTTGGTAATTTAGTAACCCATGTCACTACTTTGCTAAAAGCACTTACTATAATCTTTAGTGCTGGTTCTATTCTGTCATAAATCGTTAAGGCTAGTTCTTCTAATTGCGACCTTAAAGTTCTTAATTTCCCACCTAAACCAGATTCCATTGTATCGGCCATTCTTTTAGATGCGCCGGTAGATGAATCTATAGATTTGGTTAACTTTTGATAGTCTTCATCAGAAGCATTTATAATCGCTAATGCTCCTGACATCGCTTCTTTACCAAATATTGTAGCTGCAGAACTAGCTTGTTGGTCTTTTGAAAGATGTTTAAATTTTTCCCTCAGTTGGTCCAAAAGCTTTCGCATAGGAATCATTTCCCCATTACTATCTGTAATAGATATTCCTAAGCGCTCCATTTCATTCCCCATAGCTCTAGTCGGACTTGAAAGATTGGCGAACATTGTTCGTAACGCTGTACCTGCTTTTTCACCTTTGATGCCAGCATTACTCATTAAACCTATCGCAATAGATGTATCTTCAATCGTGTAACCTAACGCACCTGCTACAGGAGCGACATATTTAAAAGCTTCTCCGAGCCCTCTAACGTCCGTATTTGCCTTCGAGCTAGTTTGTGCTAAAACGTCCGCAAAATAACCACTATCCTTTGCTTTTAAACCAAATGCCGTTAGTCCATCTGTAACAATGTCACTCACTGCTCCCAGTTCTTCGCCAGATGCTGCCGCTAAATCCATAACTCCGCTTAAACCTTCCATCATTTGCTTAGAATCCCAACCAACAAGTGCCATGTAATTTAAAGCTTCAGCTGAATCTGATGCGCTAAATTTTGTTGTTGCGCCCATTTCGCGAGCCTTTTTCTTCAAAGCTTCAAACTCTTCCCCAGTAGCACCTGAAGTTGCTTTAACTTTTCTCATACTGTCATCGAATTCAATACCTTTTTTAGCTGCTACAGCAAACCCAGCAACCACCGGCGCAGTTACATACATAGTCATGTTACGGCCTACATTTTTCATACTGTTACCAATTTTTTGAAGTTTAGGACCAAAATTATTAAAGTTGGTACCAAGTTTTCCCATTGCAGTATTTAATGCTTTCTGCTCTCTTTGCATGTCTTTTAATTCTTGTGTGGCTTGGTTTAACTCTCGCTCATATTGGTTTAATTTAGCGTAAGCTTCATTGTATTTAGCAGCCGCAGCTTGTGTCTTTGCACTGTTTTCACCAGTTTCTTTACTAAGTTTGTCATAACTATCTTTCAGCTCTTTAGTAATCTGGGCTTGAACTTTTTGTTTTTTACTCAAACCTTCGACTTTTATCTTCGACTTTTCTAATGAATTATCATATCTAGAAAATTGTGATAAATTAGCCGAAAGCTCACGCGAAACCATTTTCATTTGCCTATTTAAAACTGTCACACCTCTATTGAATCCAGAACCATCTAAATCAACCTTTATGACCATATTACCTATAGGATTAGGCATTTAAAAACCTCCTTTCTTCCAAGATGTAAATAAAAAATCAAGCTTTAAAGGCTGATTAAAAAATATCTTTAAAACTTTTCGCAGTTCGCTTTGTTTCAATCTTCGATTCGACAATGTCTAAAAAGAAGTGTATCGGCATGTTAGCCACTTTTTCTGCATCCATGCCTTTTTCTATAAAATCTTTAGCTATTTTCCTGTAATTGTTGTAGACAGCTTCAGGTGTTAAATCTTCTTTTCTTATTTCTGATTCTCTGTCACGAACTTTTTTGTATCGCTAGGTTCCCCACCTGTAATTCGTCCAATTAACTGTCCAATCTTTTCAATACCTTCTTGACCATTTGGTAATCCTTTTTGAAGTTCTATACTGGTAAATTGATTATCAAAAGCTTCAACGATGAAATCCAAAACTTCTTCTAATACTTCCATTTGTACAGCCATATTATTTTCGTATTCTTCTTGCTTGTTTTTGTATTCTTCCTGTTCTGTCACACTTAAGTTATTAAATTCTTCTTCTGTTAGATCTTTAAAATCAGCCCCCTTAAAGGCTTTGTTAAGTTTCAAACCTAATTTTGAACCTTGAATTGTTTCAAACAAAGTAATAATCGGCTTTGCTAAATACTTTTGATATTGCGGCTTTCCTGTTTTTGTAAATCCTGTAATTAATTCAATTGATGTACGTTCCATTATTAAATTCCTACTTTCTTTTTAATTTGGCCAAAATAAAAAGAGGGCGTTAAGCCCTCAAAACTTACATTTCTAAATTAGATTGTACTGTAATTTGTACAGTATCAGTTTGCTTTCCTGCAGTCGCAGTAACGGTCGCATTACCTTCCGCTAAACCTTTAACAAGCCCTGTTGACGACACGCTAGCATAAGTTTGCCCCTCAGTTACTGCATAAGTTACTTTCTGTCCAGATGGTTCGGTTGTGGCTGATAGTTGTTTAGTAGCATCAACTTTAACTGTAACTTGTTCATCAGTGACGTTTACAGAAGTGACTTCAACTTTTTCTGTTTTTTTCATTTCTTTTTCTACAGGTTCCATATTTTGTTCTCCTCGACTAGACATGAATTCATCATAAGTTTTACCAAATGTTTCCATGAATACATAATCGCGCCCTGTAGTGCTTCCTTTTTTATCATAGCCAGTAACATGCGAGCTCTCATCAAACAAACGATCAATAAAATTGCCTTCTACGTCGTCATTCTGGAATTCAACTTTATCTTGTTTTGTTTGCCCTTTGATGCTTGAACGAGTGAATTTACCTTTGAACAAGCCAACCCATTCTGAAGACTCATCATGATTACGTCTTTCAAATACAATCGCTACATCTGGCGGGATATCCTTAGCTCCATATTTATAACCACCTACACCTTTTTTAGCGCCATTCAAGAACGCCTTATCGTCAGCAGGAACAGTAACAAATGTTGTCTTAACACTTAGTTTACCATTAGATACAGCAGTTGCTGCGACCATATCATCCCCATAATCTTCCTCGGTATCTTGTGGACGGTCTACTTCAATTTCTTTTAAGAAACGAATACGTGTGCCAGCTCCAGTTTCCCATTCATTTTCTGTATCTTTTAAAATAGGTGCATAATAAAAGTTTGATACCCCAATTGCGATACCCGAAACTCCTGTATCTGCAAAATGTTGTAAGTTTAATTTTAAAAATCTTGGTGCTTGTTTCAATTTTTCAATCATTTAATTTTCCTCCAATTTCATTGATAAAATCGAGCCTTTCGCTCTTATAATATGTCTGAATGACATGACGTCACTCTCGTATAACGGTTCTCTGTAATAACATTGAAAATTTATCACTTTGAGTAACTCAACAATTTTTTCTGCTTGCTCGTTCGGTTCATCTTGAGACCACCAAACATCAATTTGGTAATGGTATTCTCTTGAAATCTCGTTATCATCAGCGTATGTGTCAGGATTGAACGGTAAGGGATATATACGAATAATAGGCTTGTCAGTTTTTTCGTGAAAATGGTCATCTATAGTGTAGTTAAACACATTCACTTCATCTGTAATGTTATTTGCAATAATAGCGTTTCTAATTAATTTGGTAACATTAATCATTTTTGCAACCTCTTAGCAGTATCAAGCATTGTTTTTAAAACTTTGTTTTTCCCTTGCTTTTCTGTTTTTGTTATAAACAATTGTGGTTTTTGGTACATTGTTCCAAATTCTGTTGCATGAATACGATGTGAGACGCCTTTAGCGTAACCAATTGTAACGATTTTCTCACTTGTGTGTCTGTCTGTTTTCACATTAGAAACAGCTATGTGATCGCGAGCATGCTTTTTAGTATTCGCAAAAGGTGTATTACTTTTTAAAAGCGGGACTAATGACATAGCCCCAGCTTTGACAATTACATTACTATTTAAATTCATTTTTAAAACTGCATTTTTCAAACCTTGTTCGATGTTATTACTTTCAATTCTTGCCCCCATTAAATGACCACCTCGCCATAGATACGCAAATAAGATTTATCTTGATAATCTGGCTTTACATATTTGATGTTAAATCTTTGCCCTTCATGCAAGACGTAATGCTTATTTGTTGGTTTATAATCACCTCGTGTATCTCTGATAATAATAGTTTTAATGAATTTGCTACCTGTATTGAGATTCGTTTGAGTGTCGGATTCTTTAGATTCTTGAATGCAAGCGAAACAAGAGTATAATATTTTCGTCTTCGGTTTCATCGGGTTTCCGTTCACTCTCTCGCTTACATCTTCACAAAAATCTATACGTTCATTTAATTTATTGGAATTAAATTTCATCATTTTCACTCTCCAAAAATTGCTCAAATGAACCTCTCAATTTATGCACCGTACTTAAAACCATATGTGGCGCAAGCGATAAATCCCTATCCAAATAAGCAATACGGTTTTCAAAATAGTAACTTGCTAAAGGGTATATAGCACGAGCAAATAGAGGATGACTTTTAAACCAATCAATATATTTACTTGGTTCATCCGTAACAGCGCTAGCTATTTCATGGAATGCCCAAGAGTAATATATTTCTAATAAGTCGTCCTCTGAATTGTGATCTATTTTGCAATGCTTTTTTAATAACTTAAGTTCCTCAGCTGTTAATTGCATTCAATCACCTATTCTTCTTTTACTCTTTCAAGTATTACTCCATGCTCTTTCAGCTTTTTGTTAACATATTCAGCACGTTTTACTGTCATTTCAACACGTTTACCTGACTTTAAATACTGGCCTTTTTCCAAGTCAGTATAAGATTTCTTCACTTCATACATTGCCATAGTTTATCACCTCTTTATAAAGTATCGAGCGCTTATTATGCTTCTAAGCCAAGATCGCCTTCACCGCGTTCACTATCATCATATTCAATCACAATTGCTGATTTATAATCTAGAATTCTACAGTCTTGACGTACAGCAATCATTAAACATTCTCCGAAATGCATGTAGTCAGTCCATGATGCTTGGTATTGAGAGCGGTCAAATAAAACAATCGCATCTTTTAAGTTACCGATAATCAAAGTGTTATTACCTTTTTGCCCTAGTACTTCATCAGGTAAAATTTCGATTTTAGCTCCTAATAAACGCTGTTGCGTTTTTTCTTTAACATCTGGCTGGATTAAATAGTTTCCTAGCTTATCTTTCATTTTGTCTAATTTTGCAAACATAGTTTGCGAAACAATCGCAACATTATGTTCGTAATTTGGCTTAACATTCAGGTTAATAGCATCTTTAATATCATCTAAAGATTTTGCTTTTTTAACTTCTAATTTCTTGCCTTCTTTTTCAAAACCTGAACTTGTAGAACCCGTTGATCCTTTAGTGATAACATCAATAATTGCTTTGTTTCGTGTTGCTGCAATAGTTCGCGCCATCCATAGTTTCAATTCTTGCAAAACATTCACTTTTGCATCTTCGATTGCTTCACGTGAAATTCGGAAGTAACCACGGTGTGTATTAATGTCATATGCTAATTGGAAGAATGGTTTAACTGCTAATTCAGGGTTTTCTTCTAATTCTTCAACTTTTTCAAGGGCTGCAACTTCTGATTGTCGTACTACCGGATATTTACCAGAACCATTTGTAACACGTTTGACCGTCACATACTTATCAAGATTAAACTCAACCTCTTTTAATTTTAAAATATCTGTAACAATTTCCTCTGGAATAACTACAAATCCTGAGTCTGTTTTTAACGAACCACCTTGAATATCATTGCGTGTTTCAAGATATTCAGTAAAATCTCTAACTTCTTGTGATGTTACCTTTGTGTTTTGAATCGAAATACCTAAATCATTAATGTTTGCTTGGTTTCGATAAGTACGTGCTTCGTTTACTTCCACTGATTGTTGATTGTTTTCTGAAGTTCCATCTTTTTCTTTTAGCTTATCTAATTCTTCTTGTTTTTCTTGGATTTGAGAACGTAAATCAGTAATTTCTTGTTCTAATTTTTCTGCTTTTTCTAACTCATCGTTATTAAGTGCTCTCGTTGCATACTTCACCTTTAAATCAATTTGTCTTTTAATGTCTGAAATCTCAGATTGTAACTCTACTTTTGTTTTCATTTAATTTCCTCCTAAAATTGGCATAAAAAAATAGACATCGCTATATTCAGCATGTCCAATGGCTGTATTTGATAATGGTGTTCAACTTCACCAAATATTATTTAATATAGAGTGTTTCTTTAGTCTTATTTCTAATTCTTTTTTACGTTGTTCTTTTTTAACGGTTTCAATACTACGTAATGCTGGTTTAACATCAGTGTCTTTGTAAGCCGGATAAGTCACTACAGAAACATCTGTAAGTTCACGAATTGCTGTTAAAGTACGTTTGTAAATGTTTTCTTGTTCATCAAAACGCACTTCATCGCCTTTATCGTCAAGCATAAAACCAAACGAACATTGATTGATGTTGCCTACACGCATGTTCTCATATAAATCACGTGCAAATGTTGTGTTTGGTAACTTACAACGATATTTAAGTCCAACATCATCAGTTTCGAGCTCCAAAGTACCCGATTTTGTCCTACCAATTATTTGCGATGGGATATGATCTACTAAACAACGCACATCAGATAAATCAGTGTTTTCTAAAGCGCGACGTGAAATCGTTTCTTTGAATCCACCAAGATTTTCAGACCAAGTGTCAAACTTTAACGCATACCCCTCTATGACCATTTCGTTGTTATCATTTGAGCGTACCTCAATAATGTTGCCAACTCTCGTTTCCTTACTCATTTTCCTCACCAACTTTCAATTTTTTATCAGTAGCTCTCGATTTATTCATCTGATACTCATCTACAAGTTCAATATTTACATGGTTTAAATCGACTCTGTGAATGCTACCATTACCGCCTGGTATTGGCGCTAATCCATCACGTTGTCTAATTTCATCGATATTCATCTTTCCAGAATCAATGTTAATTTTGTCAATTTCAGCTTGTGTTTTTTCATCAACAACTCGTATTTCAGTGGTATCAAATTTAAATTCACGATTCACATATTCATCATTAAACTTAAAATTCAATTCTGCACAAACGCATGTAATATAAGGTTTTAAAGTTGATAAGTAATCTAAATTAGCATCCGTGATACTCATGTTCGCTGTTTCTATGCCGAACTTATGCAATGGAATACCAAATACACCTGCTATTTCTCTTGTTGATGATTTGTTTTCTCTGATAAGCTTTAAAACTTCTGTATCAACTTCTAATTGATCAAACGTCATTGATTCATCGAGTACGACAACTTTCCCAGCTTGTTTAGTTCCACTAAAACTTTTGTGAAATTCTTCTCTGGCACGGTCTCTTGCTTTTTTATTATCTAATACACCTTTCATTTTCAAAATACCACCAGCATGTGTGCCATTTCGCAAGAAATTATTAAGGAAATCTTTTCCATTGTTATCTGATTCTATCGTGCGACTTAATGTGTCTAACAGTGACAAACCATTTATACCATCCAACGAATAAAATTTGATGTCTAGCATATCCTCAAACTTAACATTACGTTCTATATTATTTCCGTTACTGTCTATCCTTTGATGAAAATAATACAGTCGACCTCTTGCGTCTGATTTCAATTCTATTTCGGATGTCTTTCTGAACGTTAAATTCATAGGTTCTCCTGTTTTATCACGTGTAATTTCAATATAGCCGTGCGATGTTAGTAAGGCACTAACAAACACTACTAATTTGAATATATAGCCGTTATACATTGGGTTAGGACGTGTATTTAACAAATTAACAATCCTGTCACTATAATTAATTTGGCCGTTCACTGTCACCCTAATTGGCATGCGCGCCAAATCAGAAGCAATCATCATAACTGCAGTAAAGATGTCGCTATGCCTAATTGCTTCTATATCTTTATATTGTCGTAATTTTGTTCCTTGAAAACCTGGCAAAGTTTGAACCATCATTTGCAAATCATCTTCGTTGTATTGCAAGTCTCGTTTTTCATTTTTATAAAAAATCCCCACAACTACTAACTCCTTTCTTGATTGCTTTCATGATTTAAAATCAACGAAATAACAATCAGTGTTATACCAATGCATAAAAGTCCTATATTTTGACCGAATGCTTTATACACAGAAACATTAACCACAAACAAACCTAATAAAAAAAGGATGCTAACCAAATTAGCAACCAAGAAATTAAAAAAGACATTTATTTTATTCAAGTCCATTTTGTCACCACCTTTAAAATCCGAATTCTTCACTTTCATATTTCTCCGTCCAATTTTCTTGGAATTCGTGCATTCTAGCTTCAGTGAAAGCTGTGATAATCGAAATAATCGGATCTATTTTTTGACGATTCATTTTTTTATTTATTTTCACATTGTCTTCTCCGTCACGAATCAAAACGGCATTATTAACTGATGTTGTAAGTAACATATTATCGTTATGCTGTATTCTTTCATCTGCAACCCACATTCTAAATTCTTTAATAGATTGTGATAACGCCTTAAAACTTTGTCCCACTTCAATGAGTGGCCAATCTAAAGCCATTGATTCGATTGTTGTTATAAAACTTTGCGCATTCCAAGGGTCATAGCAAACAGCCTGTACATTCAGGTCATGCGTCGTTATAAATTTCACTATAAAATCGATAACTTGTTTATAATCAATCATGCCGCTATCTGATTGTGTAGTCTCAGCTTCGCCACGTTCAATCGCTAATTCATAATTTATTTTGTCTCTCTTAGATTTTTGTTCTAAGTTTGTTCTTAATCCAATGAAAGAATGACTATGTAAAAACACTTTTTTATCGTCGTTAGGGAAAATAAACCCTACAGATGTTAAGTCATCCAATCTCGATAAGTCGACACCTATATACACATCTTTACCATTGATATTAGGCATAGGCGTTATTACTTGTTCCCAATCTGAAATATCTAGCAAGCTATCTTCTCTTTGCGCTTGCCATAAATTGAAGTTTTTAATCAAAATCTTATGATATGATGTCCCTTTTTCTAATTCGTCTTGTATATCAGCTTTTACATTTTGAAGTATAGTTTTTCTATGTTCTTTTGATTCTAAAAGCGGCATTGCTTTAATCCACTTTGTTTCATCTTGAACTTCTTCTTGTGAATCCATTTCAGCACAATATACAAAGTAATTATCAGCTCTTACTTCTTCATTTAAAATACGTTTAATATACTAATACTCTTGGTACATTTGACTATTTAAATTGTCTCCGGCCGTTGAAACAAGTAGGGTTAAAAGATTTTTTTGTAATGTCATACCTGTTTTAAACCTTGAGTACATCTCATCATCAGGCATACTTGCCAATTCGTCCAAAATAGCAACTGTAGGATCTTTACCATCAACCGCATCTGGGTTATTGGAAAGAGGTGCAAACACTGAACTACTTAATACATCTTCAATGTCTGTCTTTCTTACGTCTGTTTTTTCACGGATAAACTTGCTTTTACTTCGCATTAGGTTTACTTGTTGGCTTGCCATCTTGAATATTGTTTGCGCTTGCTTATAAGTAGATGAAGCTACATAAATTTGTCTATTAAATTTAGGGTATTGTCCAAACAACAGTTCGTTAACGGACATTCCCGATACGATTAGAGACTTACCTTGTTTTCTGGCCATACTTATATAAGCTTTAGTAAACATTCTGTATTGACCTCTACGCCAGCCGTATAAGCTCCCAACAATGAATTTCTGAAACTCCATAAGAGGCATGGGCTGGTTTGTTTTAGGGTCTGGAAGCATTTCCACAAATTTAATTGCTTTGTTAGACAAATGATTATCCCAATGGCAACCATTCGGCGGGTTCTCCATAAAAGATAGGTGACGTTTACATACTTGAATATTCTTCAAACTTGCCAAAATTTCTCCTGAAACTACCTTTTTTGCGTATTTAGTAACATAATCAGTCATTACTAATCACTCACAAATTCCATATATGGATCATCATCTTCTTTTTCATCAGGAACCATAATACGCAATCGGCTATCAATAGTTAATCCTAAAGTATTAGCTGTTTGTTGCAATCGAATACCCGCTTTTTCCTTTATGTTGAACGCCGGATTAACCTTTTGATTTCCTTTGTCGTCTTCTAAAATCAAGTCTTCGCGCTCTAAAATCAAACTTGCTTTAACAAAGTCACTATAAAAACTACAATATTGTGCTAATTGTGCTTTATCTAAGTTGGAAATTGGCAATTCTTGCATGTGCGGTAATATTCTTAAGTATTCTTGTTTCGCTATTTCATCTAAAAAGTGCGGTGGTTCAGTATCGATTTTAGAAAATTTATTTAATTGAGCTTCTTGACGCTCTTTTTCAATAATTTCTTCTTTTGTATAATTCTTGTTCGAATTTGACAAAAGCTTCTTAGGTCTACCCGCCATAAATTAGCACCTCCTACTAAAAAAACTTAAATAAAGGGAATTTTTTGAGAAGAAAACTCTGCTCCGTTCTCCAGAACCTTTCATTGACGCCCGTTTCATCTTTGGGGGGACTTCCTATTTTTATCTTTTTTAATATTTCTTCAAATCTTCTTTTGTCTTTTGGTTATGGCAAGCATCACACAAAGGCTGTAAATTACTTTTGTCTAATCTTCTTGCCCAATCAATTTTTGTTGGTACAATATGGTCAACCATAGTCGCTTGATTGCCACAAGAAACACAAATAAAATCATGTTCTAACAATACAATTCGACGCATGTTTTGCCACGTTTTCGATTTATAAAATCTTAAATACTCTGGATCGTTTCGACGTCTCAAATCATTGTAATTTTCATTTGCATATTGCTTGTGTTTATCACAATAACTTTCATTATGATTAATCAATACATTACATGTTGGATGACCACATCGCTTCATAATAGACAATGCACATCACTCCTTGTCGACTTTCTTAACATCTTGCACAGTTACTTGTCTATCATCTTTATCATTGCTAATTAACAATAAGTTTCCTATCGATCCATCAACAAAATACTTACTACCTTGAAACAATACTTTGTCTCCTTGTTTTATACCATTGTCTAAATTGATAGTCTGATTAGGTTTATTCATCAAGATAGTGTTAACACTATGACCAGCTATCTCATCCAAGTTAATACCTAACACGTTAGTAAGATTAGCTATATTCCACAATGCTTCGCTAAGTTCATTTATCATAATTCCTTTATCTATCGGTACATTACAAAACATATGCTGTTTAATTAGATCTGTAACATTGCCTGTAGATTGAGTTAAACCTAAGCCGTAACAAGTAATAGATTCATTTAAATTCAATTCATCATTGTGTGTACGTGTAGCTATCTCTTGGTACTTTGATATCTCCATTCTCCACCTCTTGTTTATAAAAATAAAAACCCTCACTTAATGTGAGAGTTCAAAAGAAATATAAATGTTTTGCTACACAGCAATTATAATAAAAAACAATATGTAGCATCAAAATTAGTCCGATGTGTACGATTTGTACGATTTGTACGATTTGTACGATGTGTCCGAACTGTACGATGTGTCCGAACTGTCGGTTTCTTGTTGCAAGTTATAAAGTATATTTACTATATCTTTTACTCTAGAATAAAAATTGTCTCTGCCTATATCAAGAATGGTCATGATCCTATTATGGCTTTCTCGTTGTTTTAACATTTGTAAAATATGATAATCTTTTTCATTCGTGATGTATTCTTCATATTCATCAATGAACGCTATCTTCTTAATCAAGTAATCGTACTTTCTAAGCGCTTTGTTTTTGTTTATAACTTTCACTAAAACTTTATTGCTAGTCGTGCCTTTAGCTTTTGGCATCGCAGATTGATAACCATATTGTGCAATTGATGTACTTTCGTTATCGTAGACTTTACTGTCTATTATGTTCTTCATCCACTTGTAGTTATCTATCATTTCACGTATTTCTTTCCTGTTATACATGCAATACCTCCGATAATATAAATTACTTTTTAATATCGTTGTTCATTCGTTTCAATTCAATCCTGTATTCTTCTAACCCGTTGTATCCTTTAGTTTTAACTACTTCATCAAGTAGATAATCATTCATATATCTGAGTGCTTGTATCTCTCTTGCACGATCACTATTAATACTGATACAAACTAATAGCAATATAGCAAATACAATAGTCATAGTAATCCACATCACTCACTTACCTCCGCTCGAAAGACGTAATCACTCGGCGCCTCTACATCATCGTTAGCCGTCATCATAATATATACCTGCTCAGTTACATACTTACCTAGCTCATACATCGCTAGTAAGAATAATAGTCTTAATATTTGTTTAATCATTGTTTATCTACCTTCTTTACTTCGTATAAGACTGGATATAAATTTAAAAAGTGTATTCTATATCCAATCGTCTTAACTTTTACTTTATCGCCTACTTTTAACCTAGCTTGTATGTCTGCACTATCAAATTTCTTTTTGAATAGTAAGTCAGAGTTTTCAATGACTTGCTTGTTGTCTAATACAATATAGAACTCGTCTTTTTTATCTTGTCTCTTGTTATATTTATCTGTAATAGTTCCTCGGTGCGTTTCTTTGTGTTGGTAACTAGCCACTGTATAGATAGGAAATGCGACAACAAGTAGCAATGCGAATATGCCGAATAATGACAGTATTCCAGCAATAAAGATATCGAACCAATCCATATTTTTAAGTTTTTTAATCATTTAATAATCATCCTTTAGTATTAGTTTTCAGTGATCTCTTCTACTTGAAAATTGACATCATCACAGCCAGAAGGTGCTTGTGTATCTATAATTTCCATGGCTTTTAAATCGGCATGCTCTAAGTCTTCAGCTTCTACATATTCGTTAATCTCACCTGAGTATTTAACTGTAACGTAATATTTTTTCATTTATCTTCTCTCCTATATACTTATATTTTCAAACAACTGACTCACTTTAATAATTGCATCCCTTTTAACTTGCGCCTCATACTTCTCTTTCGCTTCTTCTTTACTCTCCGCCTCAACAACTGTAAACCTTTGATTGCTCTTAGCTTTAGTTATGTGCGTATGCTTGCGTCCTGTTGAATCTTTGAATGTTGTGACTAAGTATTGCATTAATCTATTAGCTCATGCGTAATTGTGTAATATAATGCTTTTCCGCCTGATTTTCTAGCAACATCACCAGCTTCTTTAGCATCCAAATATTTCGACGCATTCATAACATCATCAGTGAAATAATATCCGGCATCACGACTTTTATATAAATAAATTCCTTTATTAACCTCTACAATATAATATTTTTCTTTCTTCTTCACTTCCCCAAAACCTCCTTGACCCTATCTAAGATATCTTTACACGTATCCTTTTCCTGCGTCTGCTGTCCCATCTTGTCTTTCGTGGTTCCTTTTCATTTTCTTTTTATATGCTGTGATTAGTTGGTTGATAGTGTAATAATTTTTAGCTAGAACAAATGGTAAACTTGGCGCAAGGATTTTTGAATCATCACTATTTTCAAATAACTCCTCAGGCATATCTATAATTACTGATTTAATTACATTTTCGTTTGTAAAATCAAAATCACCATAAACCTTTTCGCTTGTTGATATAGAATACAAAATATATTCTTTTAGCTCTTCATTAATTTTACTTTGATTCGCAATACTCAAACCAAAAGCCAACATGTCAGCTAATTCATCTGACTGAACATCTAACGGCTTACCTGGTTTCTTCTTCCAATTTTTAAACGTTTCTAATGTGTTAAACCATTCGAAGAATTCAACCACATATGCAATCTTGCTATCCTGTAAATTAAGTGTAGGTATTCTACTGTCGAATTCCTTTTGTATTTGTAAAAGTTCTTTTAATTGATCTACTGTTAAATTATTCATTTATTCGTTATCTCCTATCGTTTTAATTCCTCAATAAATTTAAGCACTCTATCAATATCAATCTGTTCATTTTCTGACTTGCGTTTATTCAACCAATAATCTAACTCGTACCACCAGTCGTCGTTTAAATACTTTTCTTCTAGCAATGCATCACGTTGGTCGATGATTTCAAGCATTTACTCGTCCTCCAAAAATTCAAAATATCTTTCAATCTCATGCTCGTTAGCAAAGTGATATCTAGGCGTCTTATGAGATTTAGGATTAATCCAAATAATGTAAATAGGTATCCTTTGAAATGATAAAAATCCAGTTAATAACACTTCTTCATTAAAAATTTCAAAGAAACCTAATTCTTTTTGAACCTCTTTCACATTATCTTTTGTTACGTATACCGACTTTAAGTTTTTATTTTTGATAACTGGGTGCGGCACCACATTTTTTAATCGTTTCCATTCCACTCACTCGTCTCCCTTAATTAGATAAATTGGTTTAGTAATAAAATCTATAATGCTAATAACTGAATCATCAGACAGTTTATAATGTGTATCTCTAATATCTCCGACCAATCGCACAATCTCTAGACTTTCGTTTGTTTCATGGTTATATACTTTATCTCCTACACTAATGCTCATTTTCCTGTTCCACCTCTACATTAATTTCAAATTCATCACAATCAAACGGTACTTCCATTCTCGAAATATCATGCGCCTCATTTTCTGCTTCTTCTAAACTTTCAGCCTCGATGGTCTCTTCAATCATGCCAGTGTATGTGATTTGAACATTAAATTTTTTCATTTTCCTGCTCCTCCTCATATTTATAGACCACTTGCCCCGTCATAATCCCTACTGCTTCATCAAGACCAATATCTTCTTTGAGTGCATCTTGCATAGCATTAGGTAAACCCTCAAGTATTTCATCAAACGCTCGCGCTTTCTTATACACGTCCTCAATCTCTTTTAGTAATCCCTCTGTGTCATTACCGTTATACGCACTAGCACTTATAACGGACTGTTCAATTTGTTCGCGGTTATTCATTAGTGTCTTCCTCCATAAAAATTTTATTGTTTAATTCCATTCCAAATTTAACTCTTTCATCATCTTTGCCAAATTCGTTTATTAAATCTTTTTCAACGCTCTTGCAATGCCTATCCCATGCGCTTGCTTTCTTCTCCAACTCTTTGTTACGTTCTCGTAACTTCGCTATATCCACGATAAGCTCATCTTGTTGCTTCTTATACTCATCTCGTTGTTTTCTCATCTTCTTCAACCTAGCTTCCATTACACCTATTTGGAACCCTGTTTCATAGTTCACTTTCATAACCTCCTCTAAAATAAAGTTAGTTGCTTCTGTTCCTCGTATTCCAAACCATGTTGCTTTATATATGTTTCGAGCTCTTCCGCTGTATCAAATGTCTTTTTAACACCTTGCCAACCTGGCACGATATGCCCATGAAAGTAATAAGTACCGTTTACTACATGGATATGAGCCACTCGCTCGTTATCCTGATACAGATAACTCTTAGAGCCGAAAAATTGGTTTAGGTATTCTTTGTGTGCGTTATCTGTCATGGTCATCACTCCTTTTAACAATTAGGTAGACCAAACGACATGCATTCGTCATATAGCTCTTCGTTCCTTATACTTGTCTTATAGTTTTCAATCACATTGCTAACTTCTTTATGACTCATTGCTTTAACTTGTTCGTCTGTATATTTTTCGCACTCTTCCAATTCCAGTTGCTCCTGTAATGACATCACATATTCAACTTGTTTTTGGGTTGCCATCGTTAACCCTCCCACAAATCAAATACTCTATCGACATAAAACTTCGCCTTTGCTAAATCCTCGTGTCCGTTTTTCAACGGCGCTCTAGACAAGTATTTGATTGCATTACCTATTGCAAATGCTAATTGTGGTGGATACTGTGCCGTAACTTGTTCGATAAAATCTATAATTTCAATGTCGCCGTATGTGTAATGCGCCGGTTGCTTAACATTATCTTGTATTTCATTCATATCTACTTTTCTGTTACTGATTACGCTCATTATGCTTCACTCCATTTCTTGAACATTTGGTTATAAGTGACATCGAACCAGTACGGATCACGTGAATGTTTTTGAGGTACATTAAACAAATGTGGCTTCTTTCTTCTTAGCTCAGCCTCTTTACGTCGTTGTCTAGCCATTTCACGTTCTTTGCTCTCTCGTTCCATGATTTTAGATAACACGGTTTCTTTATACTCAGCTAAGCGCATGCCATAAGGTGCGTTTAAAGCTTCTAACAACGCCCAACCACCTCGTACTCTTTTTGCAACCATTCCTGGAGTTAGCCCATTCTTTTTAATCAGTTCATTTTCATGTTCGGTAAATTTATATGGTTTACCGTTAATCTTTACGATACTCATTTATTCCACCTCTATACATTTACTGTTTTAATCCAATCCTCTAATTTGTGTGTGTTGTGATTTCTAGTAAATAGTTCACTTACATTAACACCTAGAGCATCTGCCAATTTATCTAATACATTTAAGTTAACCATCTCAGCTTTTCCGTTTTTATATCCACTAATAGTTGATCTTGATACGCCAGTTTCGTTGTGCAAATCTTGAACACTTACGTTATCTCTAGCCATGATTACTCTTAAATTAGTTGCGAATACTTCGTTCAGCTTCATTTATTCCACCTCTATATACGCATGTCTTATTGTTATGCTGTCATACTTTAGTAATTCATCCGGGTTGTCATCTAAGCGCTTTGCCAGCGCATCTTTTTCGTTATACACATCATCAAAATGCTGATATTCAACTTCTGTAGGTATCCTTATATCAATCGTTGCGTTTATATATACTTGTTGTTGCATTAAATCACTTCATTTCTCTTTTGCGTTCTCGTCTTGCCTTAATTAATTCCTCATACGTAATCCATGTTTTGCCTGTATACTTAGGTGCTTTACATATCCAATTGAGTTTTATGTTTCTGTATTTATGTCTGAAAATCTTAGCTTTAAGTTTTGCTACTTCGGTTGGCATACCTTTAATGTCGATAACTTCAATCAGTTTGTCATCGAGATATAACGCGAAGTCTGCAATATATTCAATCTTTCGTTGTTTATCTAGTTTTGGTAATAATTCGAATTTCGGTTGTATTTCGATATGATCATAATTAGTGCCATTCATATTACTTTCTAAATATTGGTAATATTCACACTCTACTTTGCTATCAAATACAATTCCTTTGTACTCAACTTTCTTAGCATTGTATTTACTCATTGCGCCACCTCTAAATATCAAATATCGTTGCTTGTAAACCTAGCTCTTGCTCATATAGAAGTCCGTGAGCGCCTTTGAATCGTTTTAGGTCACTATCAGCCATAATTTTCTTTTCGTCGCTGAAATGGGCTCCTGTGAGCGAATAAACTTCATTTACGTTGTCTTTATACTTGATGACCTTAATATCTTCCGTGCCATCCTCTCGGTATAAGTAATATTTTTCTTTCGGCATTTTTAACACTCCTTAATATTCGATGATAGCGGGGCGTGTGTGACGTTCTGCAAGTTTTTGGATAAATAAGGTCATATAACTTATTTTCGTCGCCCTGTGCCTCGTCTACGAGTTTCTGAGCGTACATATCTGAACACTCAAGTTTAGTTTTTAAAAATTCTTTGGTAATCATAGTTTTAAACCTCTAGTCCTGTAATCTTGACCGTCCATCTTGATTAGTGTTGTGTTGCTCATGATTCTACTGAATATACGTTGTAAGTCTTTGTTTTTTGTCATTTCTTTTTCGTCCAAGTTGGTAGTAAAAATGTTGTGTTTGCCTATTCTACTTTCGATAAGCTCGAACATCTTACTAGTAGCGAATTCGTTCATGTTGATACCGTAGTCATCGAATACCATTAAATCGACATCACTTATAATTTGAGCTAGTTCCTGTTCAGTCATAGCAGTTTGGTTGTTATAAGTATTTTTTATCGTTGATATCAATTGAGGAACGTTCATATATAGCACTGTGTAGCCTTTAGCTTTAACTGATTTAACAATACTCATTGATAAATGTGATTTACCTGTACCAAATGAGCCTTGGATTAGTAGCGATTGTTTATTGTCTAACGTGAAATTGTTTGCGTAACGTTCACATAAGTTTTTTGCATACTCTAGTTGTTCATTAGTCGGATTGTAATTATCAAACGTTGCTTTCGTTAGATCTTCGTTCATTATCGATTGCTTGAATATGCGTTCTGCTTTTCTTCGTCTATTTTTCCTGTGATAGTTTTCAGTTGATTGTTTGGCGTACTCTATCATTTCGCAATCACAACCATGTTTGAATTCTGAACCGTCATCAAATTTGTAATAGTCGTACTTACGTCCACAGTTCTCACATTTCAAATCAAACGCTTGTTCAATGATTTGTTTCTTTAAAGTTGGTTTCTTTGCTAAGTTCTGGAATGACTCCACTTTCTCACTCCTTTAAAACGGTAAATTTTCTATACTGGATTGTGATGCACGTTGGAATGCATCTATATATTGATTAGATTCGTTATTAATTTTCGCTGTTTGATTTTTATAATTATCAAAGTTTCCACTAAATAACGTTTTAGGTCGCAAATACTCATCCATTTTCGGATTACTTTTCCATTGAGCAGTCATGTTATCAATTACTGTAAAGAAATCTTCTTTTGAATTATCTTCGTTAAATCTAGCTTGTATTAGTTTTTGATTAGCTTTAGATTTATGGCTAAATTTCTTCCCAGTCTTTTCGTTAAGATAATCAATAATCTCTTTATATGGGATACGTCTCGGGTTGCCCGACAATATATCTATTCTATTTATATTGTTATTACTTGTATTATTAATACTTGTATTATTCTCTTTAACATTTGTGATAATAGGGGTATTAACAGAATTGTTAATAGGGGTATTATCATTTGTGTTAATAGGTCTTATCATTTCTGTTAAGGGGTATAACTTTCTTTGTTTAATTTCATTACCGTTTCTAATGATTTCAACATATAAACATCCACATTCTTTTAAGTTAGCTATACGGCGTGATACGGTAACTTTTGTAACTTCATATAGTTTCGCAAAGTAACCATTACTTGCTGTGCAGTATCCGTACTTGTTACTTAAAGACGTTATTTCTGCAAAAAGTAGTTTTTCACTGTCAGTAAGTCGGTTATCGTATCTGACATTTGCCGTAATTATTGAGTAGTAACTTGGTTGATCAGTCATTCTCAGCACCTTCTTTCAGTGCTTTTATTTTGTCCGACACTTCCCAGTTAGATATGAATTCCTTAAGTTCATCTGTCATAGGTACATCATTAAGGATTGCGTCAGAACCATGTAGGTATAACGAACATTTGTTATAGACTAATCTCGCTTTGTTTAAATCGTCATACCCGCCTAACGAATATTCACTTTTGGAGTATTTAATGCGTACATAGTATTTATCTTTATTTTTTCTAATACCTCTTAAGTTTTTCTTGTTAGCCCTATGGTTCAATTGGTTTTTATAGGTTTTATATTTTCTTTCTTTGGTTCTGTTATCTTCTCCGATTATATTTTGGTATCCGTGTCCGTCCCAATACTTGTTGACCGCGTTGTTATAAGCCATTGCAGCCTTATCTTCATCGTCGTAACGTCCTAAACTTTTCAGTTTTTCTCCGATTCTTATTTTGGCATACCATTTATTACTTTCTTTATCCCATGAAACACCTTTATATTTAGAGGAACTGCTACACCTTGCTTTTTGCCATCTAACTCGATTCCCGTCAGTGGTCAGATTTTTTCTGGTAAAATCATTGTTTTTTATCATTTGAAAACTTTTTTTGAGAATAAAAGTATTTAAATGTTTGCTGTCATTATTCATAATCATTCTATGATTGCCATTAAAAGATTTATGCCAAATATGTTGATTAACTCTCTCATAATCTTCATCATCAACAAAAATTTCTTCTCCATCTTGTAAAAATATCGATTTAACCATTATTCTCCTCCTTTCAGCATTTTGTTGAGCCTCTCATCAACTTTTATCCACGAGTCATGCAAGTGATATTTATCATCAAACGACTTAACACCAATCGCATGTTGCTCGTTGTGATGTTCGCGACATAACGCTAATACATGTTTGTCATAGTGGTTCATTTTGTTTCTGTTCATGCCTCTGCCGACTGCTTCATAATGTGCCAGGTCTGCGTGAGGCTTTCCGCATAGTACACAGTTGCGGTTGATTGTAGCCCAATATAATAACGCTTTATCTTCGCTTAACAACTTACTCGTTTCTACACTCATAGGTATTTGATGATGAAACATAAACGCTATAATCAGTTCTATTAACTCCCTTGCGACTTTCATTGAACAGTCACGCAGGCTGATTTCCTCATAACCTTTTTCAATTTCCAATTCTGTTTGTAATAATTTTCTAGTTGATTCCACTGGTTCGCCCCAGTGAAGTTCTATATCTCTACACATTGCGAATATTTTTTTACGTTGTTCTATAGATAACTTTTTATTGTCCGGAACCTCTACTTCTGCTTTTAGTGGATATCCGTTTTCTAGCAAGTCAATGTGACTTTGTTCAAGTTCAACACCAGTAGCAACGACGGAATAAGTGCCGTCATTATCTTTCTGGTATCTTGTAATGTATTGCATTTAAACCACACCTTAAAACGCTAAATCTTGGTCGTCATATCCAAATTGGCCACTGCTTTCAAATGGATTGCTTTGTTGAGACATGGATGTTTGTTGTTGTGCCCCGTTATTTTCTTCAGCTTTTTGCTTATCTGTCTTCGGAATAGGTTTGTTAACAACATCATCGCCCTTTTTGTAAGGTTTAATAAATGAAAAATCCGTAAAATACTTACCTTCATCTTCATTGAATTTCCATTTCAATACCAAGTGACAAAACTTACCAATAAGATCATTGGTATCAAAATCTAAGCTAGGAAGATTTAACTTAATACCTAATCGAGTAACTAATTCAATCAATTGTTTTTCTTGGAAATCATATTTATACGGCGGTACAAATTGATTATGTTTATATTGTTTGCCTTCATCATTTTCAAATACGATTGTGAAATATCTATTTTCTCTATCATTGAATTCAATATTTTTAACTTTCACTGTGAATTCTCCAGCTTGAAACCCTGCTGAGCCGTTATAAAACTTTTCTTGATTTGTTTCTTTAGTAAATTGCGCTTGTCCTGTGATTTTCATAATTAAATACCGTCCTTTTTAGTTTTTTTATTAGTTTCCATTTCTGATTGCTTGTACTACGTCGTTAATACTTGGATTAATGAAACGTTTGTTGTTAATTTTAATGTTGCTTGAGTGTCTTATCTTTGTTTCAAATAAGTTTGATGGTTCAGCGTTAAGCACATATTGATAAGTTTTTTCGCCGTCTTGCTCATGTTCTTCTATTGTCATTCTTGCTAATACGTCAGATTGACTGATGACTGCTTTTTTTATTTGGTCTTGTGCCTCTATCGTGATTGTTGGATTGATAGTGCTTCCCTCATCATCTTTGTCTTTGTTAATGCCCTCGTGTCCGCTTATAGCAAGATGAAATTGATAATGTTCTTGTAATTTAGAAATATAACGATAAATACTTACAATGCGTGTAGCACACTCGCCCCAATCATTAAATGTTGGTTTCTTTGATTTTCCATCCATGATGTCGTCCATAGTGATATCACGTAACTTTTGGATTGTTTCAATCACTACAACATCAATTTGTTTTCCGTTTTCTCTTAGTTGTTCAATAATTTTAGGCAACATTTTAATCACTGCACTAAAATGCTTGTAATTCTTAATCTGCACAACTGCCCCGTCTTCTGTTACCGTTGTTCCGTCCTCATTTATATCTAGTACTAAGGCGTTGTTATCTTTGGTTAAAAACGTAGTTTTACCAGTCCAGAACTTGCCGTATATCGCAAATTTATAAAACTTGTTTGCATTTTGTTTGCTGATGTCTTTTACACCTAGTTGCGTTAAGATATCGACATCTTGATTAGTTTGTTCAGTCATGTTCTACCTCCTCGTACTCAATAGTTTCTGTCACTGTTTTCTTGATTGCTTTGTGATAATCCATATTGATACTCGCTTCTTCCATACCGTTAAACTCCCTAGCTCTATTTCTATTTGTGGAGTAACTAACATCTGAATTGTTATCAGTTGGTTTGTTAGTTATATAAATTGGCATATCCCTATGACGGATGATATAAGTTACAGTCTGATTCATAGCGACCTCCTACCATCTCATGACTAAGTTAATTAGTCTGTCGTAATCATCTGTATTTTCTTTAATCCATTCGTTTACAACGTCATGCATTGCATCCATTGCAATATATAGTTCGCTTAAATCTGTGACATGAAATGATTTAAGCGGAACATTATTCATATCCTTAACTTGTATGCTGATACCGTCATGCCTCTTCATCGCAGACACTTTAAATTCAAACCCGTTAAAGCTTATAATTTTATTTTTGATCTCACCCGTTTTGTAATACATTGTTTTAGTCCTCCTTGTCGTTATCTATAGCAAGAAATTTTTGTAGTTTACGTTTTTGAATGGCGTTAATGGCATCGTTGAAATCAGTAGCATTATCCAATAATTCAGCAAGATTAAAAGCATTGCCAAGCGCAGAACTTGCACTTGATATATAATCTCCGTCGCTAACTCCTACTGATGAAAAAAGCAAAATATCAAATTCAGTTTCTTTATCGATTTCTTCCGCTAATTCATACAGTTCTGAGGTTTTTTCAGATAATAAGCCTCTTAATTCTTTCTGCGTCATGTCTTTATATTTTTTAGTCATTGTTGACTTCCTCCGTTTTTCGTTTTATATTGAACATGAAATTTTTCTTAAGTGTTTGTCACTGTTACTTGTTGGCGCAAGTAGCAGTTTTTTATTCTTCATAAAAGTATTCTTTATAGAATATGAAAGTTGCAATACTTGCGAATCCCGCAATTGACCATGCTGTAGTGAAGTATAGAAACGGCATAAGTACAATCGCTAAGACTGTGAAGCATAGCACTGCTAATAGGTAGCTTTTATAAGTTTTACTCATTTTCTTTTTTCAACTCCTCCATTATTCTCTCGTCTGATAAGTCGTGATAAGGGAATTTTTTTCTAGCTAATTGGACGGGTATTTTTCCTCGTATCGCAATGTATCCTTCGTCTTCAAGCTCTTTATTCAGTTCTCTTATTATTTGTCCTGCTTTGGATTTAGAAACAGATAAAATTACCGCAAGTTCTTTAGCTTGCAAACTATTTTTTATCATATCTATTCCTCCTTTTTATTTTTGTGTTGTGTATAATTTAGTTATCTCCTAGTGAAAGGAGGTGATAAGTATGTTTGAAGGAATGAAATATAAGCCATCTGAATTTGCCGCTGCATATATCCAAACCTTGCCACATGCATTGAAGCTTGAAGACTTTGATACAGATGATGAATTCAAAGAATATCTCGAAAATAGACGTGAGTCTTATTTTTATGAGTATCTAAAGTCTCTTGAATTTGCTAAAAGTTTTTCTAAACGAGAAGATGAAACGATAGAAGAATAATGTGAGTGCATATCGTTTTTTTCTGCCTTTATAACATTCCACGTCACAACTGCCATTGTGATGAGGAGGGTTGTTTTATATAGTGTGTTCATTTGTTTATGCTCCTTTCGTGTATAATGTTGTTATCAACCTAAGGAGGTGATAAGTATGGAACAAGTCCACGCTTGTCTTTTAGGTGAATGGGTTAACCTTCATGATGATGAAAATTGTGTAATGGGTCCTCGTATGACTTCACCATCAATTTGGTGGGAAGAAAACGCTGAATTATGGTCTCCAATTCAAAAATCAGAAGCTGACACAATGTATCAACAGGACTACATCATGATTAATTACAAGGGTAAAGATTACCGAATTCATCCTATCTTTATTCAAATTGTTACTTCATAATCTTTTGTTGAGTAATAATATTTTTAATAACCTCAACATCTTGGTCGTCGAGTTGTAGCTCGGCGGCTTTTTTACTAAATTGTCCGTCAATAATTCTGTTGATTTCGTGCCACTGTGCAGGTGTGAATTGCTTTCTAAATTTTAAAAATTGTTTGATTGTTTTCTCCATTTGTTGTTCCTCCTATTAAGTTGTTTATTTTTCTCCTAAAAACTTATTAACAAAGTATTGTTGTCCTTTGCCTGTTACTTTTGGCGTCTTACTAATTGATGTGTGACCGTCCGAATGTGTGATTGATGTTTCTTTAATTTCGAATAACTCACGCTCCATTGAGTACTGTGTAGGCATGTTATAATCCACACCCTTGCGTTTAATAAGGAATCCGTTTTGACGTAACCATTCAAACAATCTGCGTTGCCCGATGTTTACACCGTTTTGTTTAATGATCTTTGCTAACTCTCCAACTAAAATAGATGTCTTAGTAGTAGCTACTGCATCTGCAAATACAATTTTTGGTTTGTCATGTTCAATCTTTGTTTCTAATTGATTGATTGTGTTGTTAGCAATTTTTAAAGCACGTTGCATAATCATTTCTGGGCTGTTCCATGCTTTCTCTACTTGGATAAAATATTGTCTTGCACGTTTGCCAGGTTCACTACGTTGAATCATTGCGATTTCTTTTGCAGTGTCTAGTGTGAGTGCGTGGTCTAAATAATTAATAGCGTTACCTTGAGCTGTTACTCTTTTTTGAGTAAGAGCTGTATAATCAATATTTTCTTCAAAGCCATAATTAATCATTCTTTCAAACCAATCGTTATATCTTGTCTTAACTTCTAATGCTTGATGAAGTTCTCGACCGCTGATTGCGATTTCTCCATTTTCTTTTTCTTGTATGTTGAACATTTCTCCGATGTTCGATTTTGTTTGTAATGCTTGCATCGTTCATTCCTCCTTTATTCGAAATCATCGATAGTTAATTCTGAAACTCTCTTTTCATAGATATATAAATAATAGTTTTTGATTTCTCGATAAACTTTTGCTGCTAGGTTGTATTCACTTTCACTCAAGTCTGAATTAAGTGTCACTCCAAAAATTGATAATGTTAATTTTCTAATATGGTCATGAACATCTTGTACATAAGCTTTTTGATGGATTGATTCGAAGCCATGCTGATACTTTTTTAGCGGAATCGGATGATTGAGCTTCCTCAATCTTCCTAGCGACAAATCTTTTGCGAAATTGAGTTTTTTATTGATTTCTTCTAAATCGTCATTATTGATTCTTACTTTACTGAAAATTGCACCTGAGCTGATTGGTTTCTCGCCTTTTATAGCATTTCTAACTTCTTTCGCTATAATTTCTTTCAACTCTTCTTTGGTTAACGTGATTTGTTCCATTGTGTCCTCCTTTTAAGATGTTTGTTTTTGCTCTGTTGACATTTCGGAAACTCTATAAGTAAAAAAAATACCGCACTTATCTTGTGGCAATTCTAAAACTTCAATTACTTTTGCTAAATCGTCAACATTAATTCTAATGTGTCCGTTTTCTTTTTTTGAATAAGTTCCTGGTGTCATTCCTAATTTTTTTGCCATATCAGAAATCGAAATGCCTTTAGCAATGTGTTCAGCTTTCATTCTTTTGACGTTGAACTCATACATTTGCTCACCTCCGTTTTTTTGAAGTTAACTCAATATTAAACTCAAGTTTCCTAATTGTCAACAAAAATCTCGAAAAATATTTTTTACTCTTTTAAAATGCTAGTTGTTTCCTATATGGAAAGGTGTTATTATACTATTATAAATAAAACGGAGGTAAATTTGAAATGAGAACTTCAGCAGAAATAGGTAAATTAATCAAACAACTACGAAAAGAGAATAATGTGAATTTAACTGATTTTGCAACTAAGATAGGTGTCAATAAATCTACCTTATCCCGATATGAAAACGGTAGCAGAAAAATACCTATGGAGGATATAGCTGAAATTGCCAATGCATTGAAAGTTACCCCAGAATATTTACTATTAAAAAATAGACAAACAGAAAACGAAGTACAACATCGTGCAGCTCATCTTGAAGGAGAATTGACAGATGACGAATGGCAAAGAGTTTTAGATTATGCAGATTATATAAGAAGCAAACGTAAGTAAAGGATGCATCAGATGGGATTATATGAAGAAACTTTAATACAACATGATTATATTGAAATAAGAGAGGCTGATGTGCTTCCAGATAATTTAGACGGGGTATGGTTAGGAGATTTAATTTTGATAAAGCGTGGTTTATCAGATAGAGAAAAGGCAGGGATTCTCTTTGAAGAATTAGCACATAATAAACTTACATACGGTGATATAGCCGATTACTCGAAATTCAACAATCGCAAGTTCGAAAATTACGCAAGACGACACGGCTTTATCTCAGCTGTTCCATTACGCGAAATTGTAGAAGCTTATAATTATGGCGTACGTAACTTGTATGAATTGTCTGAGTATCTACAATTAAGCGAAGAATACATATTAGAAGCAATAGAACAATATAAAAAGATATATGGTATTGGAACTCACTATGGCGAGTATTCGATCACATTTGAGCCGTTGAGAGTTTTTAAATTGCATCACATTGATTAACAGCGCCTGTGTGGCGTGAGGAGGATGAGGGATGGAAAGAGAAAATCTAAAAGAACGTTTATTAATCAAATGCCAAGAAGCATTTATTATGGGATTAGAATTGTATAATAAACCTACTATTAAATATAGGATAGAAGGATTTTCGTTCTTTATATGTAATGCTTGGGAATTAATGTTGAAAGCTAAATTATTAAAAGATGGTACATCTATATACTATTCAGACAATCCAAACCGTACATTGAACTTGTCTGATGTAATAAAAAATGTCTATACTGATAAAAATCAACCATTGAGAATTAATCTAGAAAAGATTATAGATTTGAGGAATATAAGCACTCATTTGGTTACAGAGGATTATGAAACAGTTTATGCTCCTTTTTTCCAAGCTAATATTTTAAATTTTTCAGAACAACTACAAAAATTCCATAATATAGATATAACTCGTAAAATCCCGCAAAACTTTTTAAGTTTATCTGTAAACATGGATATATTAAACAATGATGAAATACGCGGGAAGTATTCGCCAGTCATTGCCGAAAAATTAATAACTCAAAAAAAATGATTTAGCAGTTACACAAGAAACAAATAATTCTAACTCTTTAGTAATTCCTTTGCAAAACACTATAATTATTACTAAAAATCCAAAAAACGCTGATTTTTCTGTAAATGTTTCAAGTGATTCGGAAAATGACGCTAAAATATTAAGAGAGTTAAAAGACCCTAACGATAAGTACACATTGAGTTTTAATAATGTGATACAAGGTATCAACAAACAGTTAAAAGCTAAAAATTTAGAGTTTAACTACTTTGATAAAAAAGATGGAAAAAATGAATTTAATAACTATACTTTGAGTTTAATTATAAAATTCTGCAATTTGAAAAATGACGACAAATATTCTTATCATTTCGCAAATGTCACTAGATATTCTCAACAAATTGTGGATTTCATAGTTAAAGAAATTAAACATGACCCAAATATAATAAATAATATAAAAAAGGCAAATAAAAAAAGATAACCCCAGGGTCATAGGAATTCTCAGCTTTCGCCTACCCCCATTCGGGGACCCAGAGCTAATCCTTCTCGAGTTATCTTACTTTTATTATAAATTACGTTGACAATCATTTCAAGGATTTTTCACGGGTAGCCCGCCTACCCTTATTATTTTTTGCCAATTTTGAGGAGGGAGAAGCAAAATGCCAGTATATAAGGATGATAATACAGGTAAATGGTATTTTTCTATTAGATATAAAGATGTATACGGTAATAACAAACGAAAAATGAAGCGTGGGTTTGAACGTAAGAAAGATGCCAAACTAGCTGAAAGCGAATTTATACAAAATGTTAAATATGGATACTCGGACAATCAACCCTTTGAATATATATTTTTTGATCGTTTAAAAAATGAAAATCTTTCTGCACGCTCAATAGAAAAGCGAACTACAGAATATAATACTCACATAAAAGAAAGGTTCGGAAATATCCCTATTGGCAAAATCACTACTACGCAATGTACTGCTTTCAGGAATTATTTGTTAAACGATGCAGGTCTTTCTGTTGGCTATGCACGATCTGTGTGGGCAGGTTTTAAAGCAGTTATCAATTACGCAAAAAAGCATTACAAGCTCTTATACGACCCCACATTATCGGTAACTCCTATTCCTAGAACAAAACCACAAGCTAAATTTATCACTCGTGAAGAATTTGATGAAAAAGTAGAACAAATCACAAACGATACTTCTCGTCAGCTAACTAAACTGTTATTTTATTCTGGTCTTAGAATAGGCGAAGCTTTAGCTTTGCAGTGGAAAGATTACGATAAAATAAAAGGCGAAATTGACGTAAATAAGAAAATCAATTTAAGTAATAGAGAAATTGAATATAATCTAAAAAAAGAAAGTTCTAAAGGGATAATACCTGTACCAAAATTAGTTAGAGAGATGCTTAAAAACATGTATAATGAATCTTCTAAAAGATATAAATATTTTGACGAAAACTATTTTATATTCGGGGGTTTAGAACCTATTAGATACATTACTTATTCGTATCATTTTAAATCTATATTCCCGAATCTAAAAATACACCATTTAAGACACTCGTACGCTAGCTATTTAATTAATAATGGTGTAGATATGTATTTATTAATGGAATTAATGAGGCACTCTAACATTACAGAAACAATTCAAACGTACTCTCATTTATATACTGATAAAAAACATCAAGCTATGAGCATATTTGATTAA